TCTGCTGGTACAACGGCTCCGCCTGGCGCGTGTACGCGGTGTGAACGCTTCCTGGTGGCCCTGGCATCGCCTGGCCGATCCCTATTACTACTCCAGCGCCAATGGCGAGCGTCCCTGCAACTGCACGCCCCCGGCGCTGGTCACGGTGGAGCAGGCCGATACCTACATGGGGGCCACTCTCAAGGCGGCTGCCTGGACCGCGCTCAACGCAACGCAAAAGGCGCAGGCTCTTAGCTCTGCTCAGACTGCGCTGCGTACATTACGCTGGTGTACTGATGAGGCGACTTGTTGCGGCAACAGCCTAACAGCAGGCTATCTTGCTGCTGCCTCAGAGCTTGCGCTGGTACTTTTTAGCAACAGTACCGCAGTTATTGGCGCCTCTAGCCAGTTGCCGGCACCAGTTGTTAAGCGAGAGAAGTTCGACGTATTCGAGCAAGAATACTTTGCCCCTACCACCATGGCACAGGTGCTGCCAAGAGATAAGCGTGTTGGCAGTTACTCGCCTACTGTCCTGCGGCTCTATCCATGGCTGCTGGATCTAATTGGCTGCTGGGTTGACCGGCAAAACGAAAGTTCTGTCCGCATTCTTCGAGGCTAAATGAACGCTCCGCAAGATGCTTGGGCAAAGCCGTTATCAAAACGGATGATAGGCAAGTATAGATCCCAGTCGCTTACCTATATCAAGATAGCTTCTGGCGCTTACGATGAAACCCTAGGAACGGTTGCTGTCACCGAAACAAGGTTTACCGCTGCCGGTGCCGTAACGCGCTCTAAAAAGTCAGAACGCAATGGTACGCAGCAAGGCAATGAAGTTAGCGTATGGGTTGACCATGATACAGTGCCTTGGCCTATTAGTTCCAATGATCGGCTCGAATACCTCGGGCGCAAGTGGAAGGTAACAGAAGTCGAAAGCTATGGTAGTGGTATTGACGGCGTTATTGTCGGACCAATTTACCTGACGACGCTGGACGGCAAGCTAATCACCACGCTTGACGGGAAAGCCTTTATCGTGCAAGGCTCAGAAAGTGGAACCACAACCTTTGCTATGTACGCAAGCAAGATTACAGCGAGGGCAGAATAATGGCGAGACGGCGTAAGCCAGCGAAGAAAGGCAAAGGCTTTGGTCTTGAGAAAATGTCTGACGAGATTAGGGACGCTGCATTTACTGCATTGCGTAATGCCGCCAAGGAAGTCGTAAACGATCTTGCTGCTATTAGCCCAGCTTGGGGCGGTGACTTTAGGGATAGCTGGTATGTTGAAACTGCCGATGGCAAAAGAGGCGCAAGGCCAGGCGGCAAAGATGGTAAGTACAATCTTTTTAACATCCCCTTACTTAAGACCCAAGGCCGTAACGCAAGGGGCCAGTTTACGTCTTCCCTGCCAGCAAGCGGAGGTAAGGTTGAGCTGCTTATCGGCAACTCTTCCCCCTACGCGCAAGAGGCAATGGATCTTATCCCTGGCAAGTTTATACGGCAAGAAGAAGATCCAATTAAAGCGCCAGTTGCAATAGGCAGAAGGGTTGGCAAGTATCGGGGCGACGTTAAGGAAATGTCAACAGACGCGATAGCGGAATCGGGCAAGCGGCCAGCAATGTCAACGGCAGAGAAAGACTGGTACAGTACCTACATGGAAGGCGGCAAGTTCAAGGCCGCTATCAAAAAGGGCGCAAAAGCCGGCTTCCTTATTCCTGTAAACAAAAGATGACAGTCCCTTTTCAGCAAATTCGTGGCATTTACGAACGCATTGTAATTGATGCCGCCAGTCCGGTGCGTGTTTATGTTGAGAATCAACTTGCTACTGAGTTTGCAGATGATGACGAATACTGTCTTGTTCGTGTCAACTTTGGGTTGATGCAAGAGCAGGCTATTGGCGCCCAGGCTTCGTGGCACATTCGAGGTTCCCTGGTGTGCGAAATCTTTACCCGCAAAAGCATCGGCCCTGGCCGTGGCTTGGTCATCGCCGGCCCTGTGATCGACGCGCTATCGGCCCTGAACGGCTCGATCCCGCCGCCGGGGCAATCCATCATCGCTCGCGTCGGCACGCTTACAGGGCCGACCCAGGCGCAGCTGCAGGATCGGGCGCATCACTTTACCCGGTTCAGTATGCCCTTCATGGCTCGCCACAGGGAGTAGACTAGCGGCTACAGCACTCACCGGCCACGGGTCGGACCTCCTATGCCCGTCGCTAACTGCGGCCCTGTCAGCGTTCTCACCGGCCAAGATGGCATGATCGCCATGAAGCCCCCTGGCACCCTGGCCTGCCTGCTTGACAAAACTGATTTCCCTGCTCCCGTTAGTCTTGCTACCACTTCGGTTCTTCATATTCCTGCTAATTCTGATTTTCGTGTTGGTGATCCTGTAACTTTCACGGAAAAAGGAACCGCTAACCTTGATGCTGCCATCACTGATGGAACAGTTTATTACATCAAGACCCGTCCCACTCCCACGTCTTGCACTATCTCTGCCACTCTTGGCGGCGCTGCGCTTGCTTTTACCGGCAACGGTGGCGCTGGTGGCGCAAACACTCCAGGCGAAGGCAACCACATCGAGATGAGCTTCGCTACGGCTTACGCCATGTGCGAAGTGCCGTCTGTTGACCTTACCCTTACTAGGGGCGAGATTGACATTACTTCTATTCCTTGCAGGCCTGGTTCCGCTACCGGCCCTAAACTTGCCCGATTCCGCAAGTATCAGGCCGGTTTTGCAGATGGCAATGGCACCTTGACTGTGCGCCTTACTGAGGATCGTTTTGCTTTCACCAATCGTATTATTCAAGGTACGATGTTTAACGATCAAAACGGTGCCCAGTTGAAGGCGTACTTTAGTGCCGTCGCTACTACTGGCAACCCGAACATGGTTGACGATGCTGCTTCGTTGCAATGCAGCTTCCCTATCGTCCTGCTTGGCCTCAGCGGCGCTATCTCACAAGATGATAGCCCGACTGAGATTTCGATTAACTATCGAATCTCGGACACCCCCACCAACCTTTTTGGCTTGACTGACTTCTGATCGTTTGCGGATCGTCACACAGCGGGGCTTCGGTCCCGCTTTTTCATGCCTTGACCCGGTGCTATGATTCCCTCGTTGCAACATCCTTCCCATGGCCAAAAACGTCAAAGAGCTGCTCAAGGCAACTCGCCAACGTCGCAAAGTAGAGATCACGCTATCCACTGGCGCATCGTTTGACATGTATTGGTGGCCCCTTACCGATGCAGAGGACGAAACAATCAGGGAAGCAGTTAGGAATGACAGGAATACCAACGCCTATGGCTTGAGCGTGCTTATTAAGCGTGCTGAGTACGAAGATGGCACAAAGATGTTCGACCCTGTTGCCGATAAAGGCGTAATGCGTCAGGAATATGCCAAGGCAGACTTGACCAATATGATGGTTGCAATTCTCGATAACGGAGGTATGCTAGCGGGCGAAGACTCCAAAAGCGATCAAGGAGGCGATAAAAAAGGATTCGGCCCTGATGCTTAGACTTGCGTTATGTAAGGAGCTGGGAATGACACCTTCCCAGCTCGCAAACAACGCAAGTCAGGATGACATAATTATGCTTGCTGCATATTTTGAAATCCTGGCCGATCAGATACCAGCCGTCCCACAGGCCAGCCAACCCAGGAGGCGCTAAGGTGGGACACTGGCGCCGGGACGGGAAGTGGCTGATTATCGGGGGCTAATTAGTGTTGGCGTACAAGGTCTTGGCGAGATTCGCCAACTTAACGCAGCGCTTGAAAGAGCTAACCAGCTATACGGCAACCTTGAAAGCGCACAGCTTAACGTAGGCCAGATTGCGCAATCTGCCACTCGCAATGTCAACAGAGCCGCTGGTCGCAGGGCGCAAGCAGGGCGCGATCTTTCTAGCGCCAGTCGCACTGTCGGAAACGTGGCAATGCGCCGCGATCCTGACACTGGGCGCTTTGTTGCTGGCGGGCCAAATGCTACAGCACGCAGACTGGCAAACTCTCAACTACGGCTTGCCCAGCGTGACGTAAGGGAGTCGGATCGAGCCTTAAGAGAAGAACTGCAAAACCGCCGCTTAGTTACCGCTGCCGAGCGTAGATACGCAAAAGCGCTCAATCGTACTAGCAATATCCAGGAAAACATACAGCGCAGGGGCGTAGACGCAGCCACTCAGGTAGCAAGCGCTTCGGCAGGTATTGGTAACGCAAGTCGCGGCAATTACCTTACCAATTTATACCAAGGCCGGCAACGGGAATTTGCGAGGGGCGGTGGCGGCGCTGGGTTGAGTCAGGAGTTGCAACAGCAAGCCCGTAACGTCCGTGGCGCCTGGGACTTAGCGACTGCTGGCGGCAGAGAAAATCTGCAACTGATGCAGCGAATCGCCACCGAAATGGCGGGGCTATTGCGCCAGCAAAACGAGCTAAATCGTGGTCGTGCTGGGCGATCTATTGCATTTGAAGCCGGAAGACGCGGGCAAGAAAGAATCACCGATCTCTCCCGAATGCAAGGGGCAGATCCCGGCAGGATTAGGGGACTGCGTTCTCAGGCGACAAACGTAATTTACACCGGAAATACTATTGGCGATATTGCGGGCTCGCGTGAAGCAGCGCGGCGCATGAATGTGTCGATTGGCAGATATACGCGAGAACTGAACGCGGCGGCGGCGGAGTTAGGGCAGCGGCAACGCGCCAGTGGTCGCAACGTAAACGTAAACAGCAGTTGGCAGGTAGCGCTGCAAGATATGCAGAATGCGCAAGCAGAAATAAATCGCGCATCAAAGAAACGTTTTAACGACAAGCTAAGGCAGGAAGAGGCGCGGCAGGCAAGTCTGGGGATCGGTGTCCCTGCTCTGCAACGCATTGGCGGGCCGATTCGGCGTGTTAGCGCAATCCCGATGGGCGGCGGGATTGATTCTGGAATCATGCCCAGAGCGCTTCCAAGCAAGGAAATGCTTAGGGATCGCGTTGCAGGTTCCCAACAAAGACAGCCAAGCAGGCTCGATGAATTGCAGGCTGCACAGCAGAAACAGCTAGCGGAAGAAGCTAAGCGAGCGGCTGGCTCACTGGGGCGCTTTGGCGCAGCGGTGGAGCGCGAAGAGAAGCGGCAGCGAAGCCTTGGGATCGGTGCTCCTGGCCGCGCAAGCGGCTCGACCCAAAGAGGCGGCGCAATCCCGATGGGCGGCCAAGGCGGTCGGCCAGGCATGTTCAATCAATACGCTTCCCCTGCCGGCCCTGGCAACCCGGTTGGCATCGGACAGTTCAGGGCAGAGCAGAAACGCCAGCAAGGTCAAAGGGCCTTCTTTCAGGGCGATGCACGCAGCGCAATCGGTGATGCGCTGATCGGTGGCGCCTTCCCAGCGCTGTTTGGCCAAGGCTTTGGGGCGTCGGCAGGCGGCGCCCTAGGCGGGGGCCTAGGCGGCGCCCTGGGTGGCTCGTTTGGCTTCGGTCTGAGCCTTGTCGGCACAGCGGTAGGCCAGGCCACTGATACAACCGCAAAAAATCTTACCGAACTTGCCGGTGCGCTCAAAACTCCAGGCGACACAATGGAGGCGCTTGCTAAAAGCGGATTCCATGTTAGCAATAGTCTGAAGTTTCAAGTTCAGCAACTCGAATCAGTTGGGCGTGCTTATGACGCGCAGACGCTGGTACTGCAGGAGGTCGAAAAGCGTCTTGGCCCTGGATCGGTGCGCCAGCTTAACGCACTTGAGTCAGAGCAGCGCCGATTGCAGGAGCAGTGGTCTTCGATTGCCGGCACACTGCAATCTGAGTTATTGCCTGCGCTTGTTGGCTTTACTGGCGTAATTGCCGACACCATTAACGTAGCGCGTGGCATTAACACCCTGCCAGGCGCCAAACAGATTGGATCTGCTCTTAGGGGTCAGGGGATTGGCGGCGCCATATTAACGGCGGCCAACCCACTTGGCGGCGCTACTGCTTTGTTCGACAAGCTGCAGCGGCGCGGCAAAGCAGTTGCGGCGGGAGCGGCGGGAAACAGGCAGGCTGCAAAACCTCAGGACGAATTTGCCGCCGGAACAGCGCGAGTCCAAGAATCGCGTAAACTTGCAGATCAAATACAATCGGCTTACCGTGAAGCGTTCAGCCTGCAACGGGAAGCATACGACCTACAGCGTAATGGCGCAATCCTTAATAGGGACATTGCTGATTATAGCTACAAAAAGGAACGCGAGATATTTGACTTGCGCCAACAAGCGGCAGAAAAGCAGATTGAGAATAATCGCGCCAGAGCGCAAAACCGCATTGAAGGTAGCGATCTGAATGCTCGCCAAACATTTGCGGCGGCTGTTGGCTTTGAACAGCAACTGCTAACAAATGTGCGCGAAGTAGTGCGCTCCAGAAAGGAAGGCGAAGCTGATATTGAGCAGTCAAGAAACAGGCTTGAGCTTGCGATGGCGAAGCTCAATCGTGATGTTGAGGATTACAAGCGCACAAATGCACGCGAAATAGAAGACATTGAGCAACGTAAACTCTCTTATGTGCGCTCAGTAGAAGACTACAAGATGAAGGTTTCGGATTATGTTCGTGACCGTACAAGGGAAGCCGCTGATTTATGGAAGCAGGCAATGACGCTTCCTGATATGGGTGCCACCGCTGCTGCGCCTGGCGCTCCACGGGCAACCACTGGCGCGATGGCGCCTTCGAGCGGGACGGTCGCACTTACTGGCGCTACCGGTGTCGGCACCGGACCGCATCTTGACGTGAGATGGGCAGATGGCAGGCCGATAACTTCCGCCGACGCAGATCGTTTTATTCGTGTTGCCGGCAAAGTCCCTTCATCGTTTGGCGTTACCAGCGGCTACGGTCCCCGACGCGCTCCAACTGCTGGCGCTTCCAGCTTCCATAGGGGCGTCGATTTTGGCACGCCTACCGGTACGCCTGTTTCCTTGGTGGGTGGAGCGCGACTTGTCGGGTCAATGACAGAAGCGCAAAGCGGCGGCGGCGGAATAGTTGGGATCATTGACACCCCGATGGGCCAGATGAAGTTATTGCACCTTGAGAAAGTGCTAAAAGGTAACATCCAAGGCCAGACTGCAACACAGATCAGCAACATCCCCGGTCCCAAGTTTAGTCCAGTCCCCATTGGCCCTACGCCTTCTATCGCGCCGGTCAATGCCGCTAACTTAGCTGCAAACTTACAACTCAAAGGCGGCACCAGAGAAGCGCAACAAATCCTAGAAGAGCAAAACAAGCTCAGGCAAAAGGGTATCGAACTTGGCCAGATTGAGCAAATACTACAAGCCAGCCAGCTACCGCAACTCAGGCAACAAAGCGACACGCTTAAACAGCAGATTGAAGCAAGGCAAAAGATTCTTGACCTTAGCGATAGTGCTGCTTCAGTTGCTGATATTGAAGCGGAGAGCAGGGCGCGAATCACGCAGCTCGAGCTAGACCGCAGCAATGCACTGGCAAAAATTAAGAAACAGTATGGCGATGATCCCGCGCTTACGGGAATGGTCAACAAGCGGGCTGACCTTGCTGTTGGCGTTGCCAAGAATGAAGAGAAACAGCGCCGCATAAACCTTGATCTCAATAATAAGCTGCAAAATCAAGAACGGGCTCGCTCTGCCATCCTGCAGTTACAGGAAACACTAGCAACCGGCAAAGCGGAAACTGCTGCACTGGAACGCGGCAAACTACAGGCGAGCAATGTCGAATTGCTTAAGGCTTCTGAGCTTTACAAGCGTGCCAGCGATGACGAAAAAGCCAAACTAGCTCTGCTTACTGCGCAAACCGAAGAGCTTGGCAAGCAAAATGAGTTCCGCAAGCGTATTAACGAAATCAGAAGCGAAGCCCGTTTCACTGGCGCCGGCCTGCGTGCAGGGATGATCGGAGCGCCAGCACGGGCTTTTGAGGAAGAGATGAAGCGCTCTGGCAATATCGACCGGGCCACTGGCCTGGCCAACGAAACCAAGCTGCTCGAAAATCAGCAACTTGTTTGGGGCAACCTTGAGAAGAATATCGTTGCTACGTCTGACGCTATTTCCGGCGCATTAACAAATGGCTTGGTAAGCATTGTTGACGGCTCCAGGAAGATCGAAGACGTAGGGCGCGACATGCTAAGGGCTATCTCTAGCAGCTTTGCCGATTCAGCGCAACAACAGCTAACCACGCTGCTACAGCGTCAAATGGGCGGCTTGTTCCAGGCCATAGCGTCTCAGGGGCTGCTCTCCGGCCTTGGCGGCGCTGGAGCTGGCGGGCTAGGCGGCGGCCTTGGCGCGGCGCTTTCCGGCTCCCTCGGCAACATCGGATCGGCATTTTCGGCCCCCACCTTCGGGGGCTTCATGGCCAAGGGCGGAACCACCAAGCCTGGCGAAGGTTATATCGTAGGCGAGAAAGAGCCAGAGTTCTTCTTTCCTGGCGTCACTGGCCGGGTTGTCCCACGTTCTGACATGCAAAAAGCAGAAGCATTGCGCAATAGTGGAGGCGAATCGGACTCTCTTAACATTAGCTATACTGTCAGGGAAGAAAGGGGAGAGCGTTACGTTACAGAAGATCAGCTGCGCAAGAGTAATGCTATGGTTGAAAGGCGAGCGTTTGCCAAGACCATTAACGGCATGAAGAACAATGGCGCTCTCCGTGATTCAATCAACATCTGATGATTGACGTAACCCATTACATTGAGTTCCTTGACGCTACTGGCGCTCCGCTGCCGCTGCCGTTACGCTATCAGCCTTTCTTCATTGGAGAGAATAGAACGTTTAACGGACTGGAGTACAAGTTTAGCCCTTACAGTATTGCCGGCGACCTGTCAACTGATGGCAACGAAAGCGGAGACTATGAGTTAATTGCGCCAGCAAACATTATCTCAACCGCGAAACTATGGCAAGCGTCTGAGGATTTATTGCTTGCCAAGATTTCAACCGTGCTACTTGTTGGCACGCCACCATCTAGTGTAAACGGATACCCGACATGGAACGAGTTGAATTTTCTAAGCTCAACCATTTGCGCTTGCGATACCTTTGGCTATGTCGATGCTGTGCCAGGAGAAGAAGAAGCATTTTCTGTTGTTACCTTAAAACTTAGCAATCCGCTTAATTTTGTCACAGGGACCGCGCCAACCCGTAGACTCACGGCGGCCCAAGTCGGGCCACTGCCATCTAGCGGAGGGATTTCGTTTTGACATTTTGGCGCAAATGGTCTGGCTTGCCCTGGCAACTCGGCGCAGACCCACGGGACGGTCGGGCAGCCTGCTGCTTCAGGACGGCCCAGGCGGTACGTCAGGAGCTGGGAATGTCCTGGCCGGCAGATCGTATGCGGAGCTGGTACACGGCGGCTGAGCGGGGCCACTGGAGGGAGCTGGACGAGGACTGGGGCGAGCTGACCGAACCCATCGAGAAGCCTGAAGCCGGCGCCTTGATTCGCTTCGACCGAGGAGATGGATCGTTTGGCGTTGGCGTGCTGCCTGATGTAAACACATTTATCACCGTCAGGCATTATGGCTGCTTAGTTGCCGGTCCCGTCAGTGCTTGCGGCTCACTTAAACTTTTTCGCTTGCTGTGATTAAGTTACTCCCTTACGAAAAACGGCTTGCTCAAATTCTGGGCGTATCTGAAGATGCGTACCGGGAATGGAAGGCGATTACGCTAAGGGAGTCAGTAGAGCGGCCTGCTGCTGCCGAAGGGCCAGTATGCGGGCCATTGGTTCCTGTACTTGTTAATTTAGCGATCTCAGTTGGCGTATCGTTACTGTCTTCGCTGCTGTTTCCAGCACGGCAACAATCGAGAATCACTACCACCAGAAAAAGCGGTACTCCAACAACTAACAACCAACGATCTTCGCCGCGCTTCGGGTTCGACTCGATGCAGGAACCCGCCAGGATCGGGCAGTTTGTTCCCGTAGTAATTGCCAAGCGCGAAAATAACCTTGGCGGCGTTCGTGTCGCAATGCCGCTGCTCTGGTCGCAGATGCTGGCAAATAACGGATCAGTAATGTTTCGTGGCATTTTTCTTGGCGGCACCGCTGGAATGCCGGCAGATGCTTGGGATCAAAGGGGCTGGGCGTTTGGAAATAACACGCTTGGCGCTTACGCTTACACCGGCACAGCGTTAAGTCAGGGAGCGCGATATTCCATATATTTTGCCCCTAACGGTGGGCGGATTAACTCAACCCAACTCATCGCCGGCAGAAGTGCAAACAGAGATCCTGGCAACTCGCAAAACAGTGGCGGCCAAGACGTGTTTGCGCTTGAAACCACAAACGGTCAATACAAGACAGCATTTTGCATGAGCGAAACGCCATCAACAAGTACATCGTTTGGCCTATATGGCTGGTGCCCTAACGCAATGATGCACAGGCAACCAGTAACAATACAGCCAACCATCGTAGCAAGGATTGACGATGACGACAAGGTGCGCACTGATGACGATGCAGCGGCCTTGGTAGAGATATGGAAAGGTAAATTCTATTGGTCAATGCGAAGCGGGTTGCGTAAACGCAAGGCCAGCGGATCTTCGACATGGACGACTCCTGCGACTGGCAACTACCAAATCGTTACACAAAGCGTTGCTGTTGGCGATTCGCTGCTCTACGCGATCAACGGCACTACTGATGCTAAGACAAAGATCCGATTTAATACTACCAATTCACGGGTCATAGATAACGATGCAGAGTCCGAAGCGGAAATGGGCGGCGTTGCGGCTGCTGTTGCTGGCGTGCAAAACTCAGCAGATTCTGCCTTAATCCCCAATGAGCTTTATAGAATAGGCAGTTGCTGGGCAATACTCGAAGAAAGAATATCGGAAAACTCTAGCGAGTCGATCTTTATTAGCGACTCAGAGCAAGAGCCTGTTGGCGATGGCAACAGCATGGAATATGTCTTTACGGTGGTGCAAGCCGGAAGCGTGCAATTCATTGGTCCTAAGTTTCTGTTTCCAGACGAATCTGGCACTACGATCTTGCCGCCAGAGTACAACCCAAGCAATGATCTTGCCAGCCTGCAAAGCGGTACTCAAGGCCGTTACAAGCTATGCTCTCAAGCTGCGCAAATCTTTCGTATGGCGATAGCATCATTTAGCGCAGTCAGAGAGTTTAGGGTTTGCGAAATTATCATTAAGTCAAGAGTTGGCATAACCGTAAATGGCATAACAGGTTTCAGGTCATGCCCAAAAGTGCAGACCATCAACAGTCGCGCAGGCCAAAACCAAGTTGGCAAGACAGCGAATGGCGTTATATCAGTTTCCCGCTACGATAGCGGCGGAGATTCTATCACTACAAAGACACGTCGCTATAGCTGTTTCAACTTGCAATATAGCCTGGACCGTGGCGCAACATGGACGCAGTTCCCTGACGTTTTTGCGGTCGCCGGCATCAGCGGTGAAGAGATCCACAACTACTTAAGGATCGTTCTTCCATCTAACAGGCGATGGACGATTAGAGCTGTGCCGGTTTCTAGTTGGGAAGTTCGCCAAAGCGCTATTACTCAAATCCTGGTGCTCGATACCAACAGCGGCGAAGAGGTGGAGTCTACTGCTGCCGGCGTCACCGTAATATCAACTGGCTACATCATAAACCCAACAAGTAGCAAGAACCGCAAAATCTCACAGCTTGAGCCTAAGTTTGACATTGGCCTTGGCTGGGCCGACCCTGAGTACGAATCCATGATTGGCGGTTACGCTAGGTTCGATGAAGCATTTCCGTACGAAAGTATCCAATCAAGCGTAAGCAATAGCCCAGAGCATCAAATCACGCAGATCAACTATTATGGCGATCTTGACATGACGCCATCCTACGAATCCCTGGCGCCTGTAGGCGTGAACATCTCAGCATCGCTTGAGTTTAACAGTCTCTCAGGTTTTAGCGGCTTCTGCAATAACGGCCATCAAATGCCTAGGCTATTAAATAACGACACAGAAGGATCAAGCCATCTATGGCCAGACTGGTTGCGCGAAGTAATGACGAACCCCGAATTGGGCGCCTTCCCTCGCACGCAACTGGCGCAAATTGACAGGCCAAGTTTTCAGGAGGCAGCGCAATGGTGCCAGGACCGTGGCTACTTTTACGATAAAGTCGAAGATGAACCGCTAAACATTCTGAGCTGGGCCTCAGAGATTGCATTAGCGCATCTGCTCAAGCTGGTTCGACTTGGTGGTGTCTATTATCTTAAGAAAGCGATTGAGTTTGATGCGCCACTTAAAGTAGAAGCGCAATTTAACAACGGCAACATTGAAGAGGGATCTTTTAGGCTAAACACTATTGACTATGCAACAAGGCAGCCGTTTATAGTGCAAGTCAAATGGAGAGAAGAATCAACAGGAGCAGAGTCGCCACTGTTCGCCCGCGAGCGCGTGGCGATGGTAAGGGAAGCAAGTACCAGCGTAAACGCTCCAGTCAAAGAACTTGACTTATCGGAGTGGTGTACTAACTACAGGCAAGCTATTGATGCTGCCTGCTACTACATTCGATTCGTAACCATACACGATCATCAAATTAGCTTTACAACATCGCCAGACGTACTGGCGGCGCAACTGCGCTCTAGCGGTTTCTTCATAATGGACTTTGACGCCGTTAGCTACAGCACTTCTTTCCAGGGCTTT